GCGTTTAAAGATAAAAACATCAAAATCTATGGCGTGCGGGTGGTTGAGCCGCACCACGACGGCACGCCGCATTGGCATCTGCTGCTGTTTACCGCGCCGAGCCAGCAACAAACCGCCATCGACATTATGCACCGCTACGCCTTGCAGGAAGAGGGCGCCGAGCCGGGCGCGGCCAAAAATCGCTTCGACTGCAAGCCGCTCAATCGCGGAGGCGCAGCGGCGTATATCGCCAAATATATCTCGAAGAATATTGACGGCTATGCGCTGGATGGCGAAGTGGATTTTGACTCCGGCAAGCCGCTGAAAGAGAGCGCCTCCGCCGTCACCGCGTGGGCATCGACTTGGCGCATCCCGCAATTTCACCCCATCGGCCTGCCCTCGGTGGGCACTTACCGCGAGTGTCGGCGCATTCGCGGCGTCAGTCTCGAAAACAGTTTTGACCGGCGAGTGGAAGAGGTCCGCCACGCCGCCGACTGCGGCGACTACGCGGGCTACATTCACTCTCAGGGTGGCACCAATGTTCCGCGCCACCAGCAAACGGTGCGCGTTGCCCGTCAGCCTCGAGGCCGCTTCAATCGCTACGCCGAAGAACAGAAAGAGGTGGTCGGCATCTACGCGCCACATCTGGGTGAAGATCGTTGCTACCAGACACGTTCCAGCCGCTGGCGAGTAGTTCGCCGTGAGCCAAATAGCGAAAGAGTTTCCGCCGATAAAGATATTCCTATGCCTTGGAGTTCTGTCATTAACTGTGGAAATGCTTATGTATTGGCCGAGCAGCAAACTACTGTAAAGCCGCCAAAAACGCGGGTGAATGGCTGGGGTTCATCAAAGATGAAAAATGAGCCTCGGCGCAAAGAAACAACATCAAATCAATCAATTAGTGCATTTCAAAGACACACAGTATTGACGTGATCCTTTAATTAAATAATACTGTATATAAACACAGTGAATGAAGGGCCGCACGGTGGAAAACCTAAATAAACAACAATTAATACTCTCGCGTATTCAGGTCATTGCCGACATCTCGCAGACGGCGCAGTGCAATTCGCAAGAGTTCCTTATTGTCATGTCGTTGATTTCAGAACTGGCGAGTCAGGCCCTGCCTGATAACCATAATGAAACCTTGCTGTGCAATGTGGATGACGATCCCGGTCGCAAAAATCCATAACGCAATGAGTCAGGCGCTTATGCCACCTTGTTTCGGTTCGCCGAAAGTTGGCTAAGCGCGCCTGCTTTCGCCCTGTCGTTTTACTCCCCCTGCTGCTCCACTCGCCCTAAAACTTCTCGCCGCTCACTCCCTCTCTTTGTTGTGCCATCAGGTTCACAACCGCGCTTCGTTGCGCCCATAAGCCACATTCCAGACACTAACCACTCCTTCCAGCTCATCCACACAAAACCGGAAAACCATCATGAAAATTTATGCACAACAAGGGGATACCGTTGATTCGATGTGCTGGCGCGTTTATGGCCGCACCGCCTCAGTGGTCGAGCAAGTCTATAGCCTGAACAAAGGCATTGCCGATTTTGGTCCCATCCTGCCCCACGGCACTCCGGTCGAGATGCCGGATCAGGTGGAGAAGTCGGTCAAAGAGTCCATCAGATTATGGGACTAACCACCGAACGCGTGGCATCGACCTGCGCCTATCTGATTGCGACGTTCATGGCCTGGCTGGGTGGACTGTCGCTGGAAGATATCGCCTTTCTGGTTGGCTCCGGCGTCGGTATCGGTACCTTTTTAGTCAACTGGTACTACCGGCGAAAAAGCTATCTGCTGCTGGCCCGAAGTGGGCTGAGTAAGGAGACCTATGAACGCCTCAATTCTTAAAAGATGCAGCGCCGCCGTGGTTCTCGGGCTGATGTTCCTGCTGCCGGGTTATTTGTCTATCTCCACCTCGGTCGAGGGGCTGAAGCTGATTGCCGATTTCGAAGGCTGCCAGCTCGCCCCTTACCAGTGCAGTGCCGGGGTCTGGACCAGCGGCATCGGCCACACCGCAGGCGTGGCGCCGACCGGGCAGATAACCGAACAGCAGGCCGCCGAAAACCTGCTGGCGGATATCAAAAACGTCGAAAAAGGTCTGCAAGCCTGCATGCCGGTGGATATGCCGCAGCCGGTGTATGACGCGGTGGTGGCTTTCACCTTCAACGTCGGGGTGCGCGCCTCGTGCAACTCGACGCTGGCGTTTTTCATCAAAAAGCATCAGTGGCGTGATGCCTGCGAGCAGCTGCCGCGCTGGGTGTTTGTCAACGGCGTGCGCACCGCAGGTCTTGAGCATCGCAGGGCGGCAGAACGGGCTTTATGCCTGAAAGGAGCCTGATATGCGCGTGCTGTTTATCGCCATTTTCGTGTTGGGCCTCGCGCTGCTGGGGATGATTGTTTACAGCCACGGATTGCAGCGCGACAAGCTCGAACTGACCCAAAGCCGCGACGCGCTGACCCAGCAACTCAGCCATCGCGACCAACTGATCGCCGAGCTCAACCAACAAATTCAAACCCGCGAACAGGCCGAGGTGGCGCTGCGCGAAGCCTTAACCCAAGCCAACGGGCTGGTTTGGCAACGAGAACAACTTTTTCAGAGGAGCCGCAATGATGATCCCTTGGTTAAAACCTGGGCTGATAGTGCTCTGCCCGCTGCTGTTAGCCAGCTGCACCAGCGCCCCGCCTTCAGCTCCGCCACAGATTATTTACATTGGCTGTCCGCCAGTCAGCGCCTGCCAGATACCCGCCAGCCATCCACAAAATAACGGCGATTTGAGCGCCGACGTCCGTCAACTTGAAGCCGCGCTGCTGGCCTGCGGGCTTCAGGTCGATGCCATTAAACAGTGTCAGGAGACCTATCGTGTTAAAACCGAAACAACTTCAACAGCGGCTCATTGAGCAGATCCCCGAGCTGGGCGCCCATCCAGAGATCTTAAAAGTGACCGCAGGTGCGGGGAGCGTGGTGGCGACGCTGGCGCCCTCGCTCTCCTTTGAATATCACTATCCCTTAACGCTGGTCGCCACCACGGCGGACCTCAGTGAGTCACTGGTTGATCACATGGTGGTCGAGGTGCTGGATTGGCTGACTCTCAATCAGCCGGAGGTGATGAGCAACAGCGCGCGGCGGTTGACGGATTTCACCTTCACCCAGCTGGCCGACACCTTAACTCTGACGCTACAACTCACCGAGCGCGTGCAGGTCAAGGACGCCGACGGCGTGCGCACCATCACTCACCTGCCCGAGCCGCCGCTGCCAGAAAACAACGCCCGGCCGCATCAGGTTTACCTTAATGGCGAGCTGATCAGCCAGTGGGCTGAGTAACCATTTCGGCTACCGCTCGTTGTGCCACGGCCCGCCGGACGGTCTCCGATTGTCGACTTCCCTCGTAAAACGGCATCCTTAATCCCATGAACACATACACACAAATCAACGCCATGATGCGGCTGATCAACAACCTGGTTCCTATCGGGAATGTCAGCGCGGTAGACCTCGAAAACGCACCCTGCCGCGTCGTCAGCGGAGATAACACCACCGCTTGGCTGCCGTGGCTGACCAGCCGCGCGGGTAAAAGCCGCAGTTGGTGGGCGCCGTCGGTGGGCGAGCAAGTGCTGCTGCTGTCGATGGGCGGCGAGCTGAACACCGCGTTCGTGCTGCCGGCGATTTTCTCCGACGCCAACCCGGCACCATCGGCCTCTGCCGACGCGGTTCACCTGAGTTTCCCGGACGGCGCGGTTATCGAGTATGAACCAGCAACCAGCGCCCTGACGGTCACCGGCGTGAAGAGCGCCACGCTGAGTGCAGCGGAGAAAGTGTTAGTCACCGCGCCGCAGATTGAGTGTCATGCCAGCACCCGAATCACCCTCGACAGCCCGGAAGTGGTCTGCACCCACAAGCTCACCACCGGCTCGCTCGAGGTACAACAGGGCGGCAGCATGACCGGCGATATCAGCCACAGCGGCGGTAGCCTGACCTCTAACGGCATCGCTTTACACACCCACCGCCACGGCGGCGTTCAGACCGGCGGCGGCCAAACCGGAGGCCCGCAATGAGTGAAGCTAAGTACCTCGGCATGGCTCGCGACACGGGGCTGGCAATCGAAGATCTCGACCATATTCGCCAGTCAGTGAGCGACATTTTACAGACCCCGATTGGGTCACGCGTGATGCGCCGCGAGTACGGCTCATTGCTTTCCGAACTCATCGACCAACCGCAAAACGACGCGTTGCGCCTGCAAATCATGGCGGTTTGCTACACCGCGCTGTTGCAGTGGGAGCCGCGAGTTTCGCTGACCTCCATCACTTTCAACGCCGACTACAACGGCAAGATGGTGGTCGACATGACCGGCAGCCGTAGCGATACGGACACCGAATTTTCCCTGAGCATTCCTGTGAGCTGAGACTATGGCGACTATCGATTTAAGCCAGTTACCCGCCCCCAACGTGGTGGAGCAACTGGACTATGAAAGCTTATTTGCAGAACGTAAATCCACGCTGATTTCGCTCTACCCGCCCGAGCAGCAGGAGGCTATCAGCCGCACCCTGTCGCTGGAGTCCGAGCCGTTGGTTAAGCTGTTGCAGGAGAACGCCTACCGCGAAGTGATCTTGCGCCAGCGGGTTAACGAAGCCGCGCGCGCCGTGATGGTGGACTACGCCACCGGCAGCGATTTGGACCAGCTGGCGGCTAATAATGGCGTGCAGCGTCTGGTGCTCAAACCAGCCGACAGCACCACCATTCCCCCCACCGACGCGGTAATGGAAAGCGACAGCGACCTGCGCATGCGCATCCCCCAAGCCTTCGAAGGGTTGAGCGTGGCGGGGCCGA